GCACTCAACCTATGCTTATATTCACCACCGCTCGAATAAGCAGTAAATGACATACTTGTACTACCATCATTGCCAGTGCCTTCACCCACTAATGTTCGGCCTTGACCAAAACGTTCCCAAGTACCACCTAGGAATGTGCCAGGATTGACATTATTGTATGTGATATAAACCGAACCTACTGGGTACATTGCACTCTTGATTGAGTTTACCAATTTATTCCAATCACGATATTGAATTTCATTGCCACTCTCAACCAATACATGACTTGATGATGTATTCTCACTAACCGAACTGAACTTGTACTTATTTGATACCAAATCACCATTAACAGTTAATCGGTTAGCATTATTACCATCTTGTCCAAAGAAAGTAAGTGATTTACCATCTTCACCGAAGTTAATCAACGTGTAAGTAGGCGTAACTGTAACAACTTTCCAAGAATAATCACTCATAAATGAATCCTTAACACCGAATGCAATTTCATAGGTTGAAGTCGTTGAGGTAAATAAGTTACCTGCTTTGTAATCTTGCTCAAGAGTATAATTGTTATCCCATGAATTTATTTTCGTCCATGAACTAGCACTGCTAGCTCGATATTGGATATAGAATGATGTCGCATTCTTTCCTGTTAAACTAGTAAATCCTACTTTGAAGTGCAATAACGCATACGTTCCACTTGCTTCATCAACTGTATAACTTGAGTTAGCACGTCTTGCAGTCACATTAGTCAAACTTGGCGAGCTATATGCCGACACAGTAACTGAACCGTTCTTAGATGCAGTTCGACCACGTGAGTCTGTAACAGTGATTACGTACGATAATGTGCCACTACCTTGTACAGTGCCAGTTGTAAAAGAACTACTATTGTATGTTTGTCCTTCAAATTTGGTTGATACAGATGTAACAGTTGAACCTTGGCTACCACTTGTAGCGATTGAGAACTTTAATCTTGATTGGCTTTGAACGTATTGTCCTATTCCTGTGCAAATTGAATTTGTGTCAGATATCGAGACTGTTCCAATACTAGGAACTACACCGCTTCTGACTTTGATAGTTGCATTTACCGACTTAGAGCCAACGGAATTTGAACCACTAAATGTTTCTAAAGTAAACGTTGCGATGCCACTTGTTGAGTTAGGTAAGTCCTTTTCCCATGAGGTTGGAATGGTATAAGAAAAGCTAGGGGTTGTTGTACCACTAGCTATCGTTACTAATTCACTTTTTTTACCGTTCCATGTTGCGTAGATTTTATGCGTAAAGTTCTTTGAAGCACTCGAACCGTTAATATTAATAGTGTTACCGCATTCAACACTAGGACTATCAATAGATATACTTGATGCTCTTGGAATGGTTGTTAATGTCAACGAACCACTACAAGAACCAGTTCGAGGTGCGTAATAACTTGTATTGTCACAACTAAATGATGCACTTACGCTAATTGATTTAGAACCATCTGCATTGTGCGATACTGTTGTATATCCATCTGCGATTCCAACAGTTTGGCCACTACCACACGAAACTGTATGGCTAGCATCGTGTACTGTTGAACCATTCACTACCACTTTATAGTGTTCGCTCAATCCTTGGTGATTATGGTACTGTGTATTTGAACGAATACCAACCCACCAATACACCCGTGATGTGTTGTTTTCAACAGAATAAGAATCTTCCCAACATTTTAAAATAAGAGAGTATTTATCCCACTGGCCACTACCAATTTGTATTCCGCCACTAAATTCTGCCATTCAATCACCCTACTTTCTTGAAGTCTAGCGAGCCATTTGCTCTTGGCACAAATCCGAATGCACCAATTTTCAATGACTGCGTAAATTGCCCATCTGTAATGTACATTGTTTGGTCGTTTATATATGTTACCTTTGCACCGTTCTTTTGAATCGACCACTCTTCATTTGTAATCTTAGTCTTAAATGCGCTATCTGATTTGCCTAAAGTTAATCCATCGTTATCAAAACTCATGTAACTATTTACGTTGTCTGTAGTTTGCTTTAAACCATCAACACGACCATTTACACTATCGATTTGACCGCTCATTTCATTCTTAGCATCAGTTACCGACTGATTGATTGACCATGTGAAGTCATTTTTTGTCTGAGTGAACTGAGTTGATACAGTATTTTGATAATGTTCAAATGCCGAATTTGATACATAAGTTTCAGAAACCTTTGAAGTAATTTCATTTGCCTTAGTTTCAATTGCAGACTGTCTCTCAGTACGTTCAGTGTTTATTGCTTCATCTACATCTTCAATCTTATTACTATTTTCAGTAATCTTATTAGCTTGTAATTTAATTGCATCTGCATTTTGCTCTATTTTAGTTGTATTTGAAGTAACTTTATTCGTTAAATCTGCTAAATCTTTCTTAGCTTGTTCTGCTTTCTGTTTTGCATCATCTGCCGCTCCTTGAGCTGCTTTTGCATTATTGATTGCCGTAGTTGCGTTGCCTTGAGCCTTAGTTGCATCAGACTGAGCTTTCTGTACTGCAGTTTCTGCATTTGTTAAACGAGTTTTAGCGCTTGCAATTTCTGATTCACTTGCATCAACTCTACCAGTTACTGTTTCTAGATTAGCTTTTGCATCCGCTAATTCCTTGTTAGCATTGTCTAAATTCAATTGAGCACTGTCTGCCTTTTGTTTAGCTTCATCTGCTAAAGTTTGAGCACTCTGAGCATTTGTAACTGCTTGATTTGCAGTCGCTTGAGCTTGAGTTGCTTTCTTTGTTGCATCAGCGATATCTAACTGAGCTTGCGTTGTATCTGATTGTAACTTTTCGATTGAACTTGCTTGAGTTGTAATTGAATCGGCATTTTGTTTAATCTTGGTATTTAAGCTACCTTCAATGCTTGTTAAATCACTCTTAGAAGCATAAGTTTGAGAAACTGTTGTCGATAACTCACCGACTTTCTTTTCAATCTCAGTTGAAACATCTGCATGAATTGTTTTTGATTCAGTAGTTAAGTCAACCTTTGTAGCGTATGTTTCTTTAACGGTAGCAATTTCACTTGCGTTTGCGTTGGCTTTATCCACTGCATCTTGAATCTGTTGCTTTGAATCAGTGATATCACCTTTAATAGCATCAATCTGTTGTTGAGCTTTACCAGTACTAGTATTTGCTTCTTGCGCTAGTTGCTTAGCTTCACTAGATTGAGTGTTAGCGGTATTAGCTAATTCATTCGCTTTACTTGCTGCCGTTTGAGCTTGCGTTGCTTTATCAACTGCTTCTTTAGATTGATTGTTAGCTTGAGATACTTGAGTATGAATCTCACCGATCTTTGAATCAATCTCATTCCATGTGTTATCGAATATAGCTTTCGTGTACTTGATTTCACTTGGATTTGCATACGTACATTTCCATCTTTTCCATAAGAACTTATCACTTTGATAAACCACATTACCAACAAACCACTCACCGCCGACTAATTCGGTTTGTGATGTTGAATAATAGAACTGTTCCTCGGCACTTATGAACGACTGGCCATCTTCACCTTTAATTACAGACCATCGGTATTTTGTTGGGTCCTCAGAACCATATTGTTTTGAATCCGAATACTGACCAATAAATTTACGATTTGAGTCTGTTAAGCTGAAATCAACACGTCCATCTGAACTATTGGCATAGGCAATATGTACATATGCGCTTGTTCCATTCTGACCATCTTGTAATCGCATTACAGTGACTTCTGCACTTGCTTTAAGTATTTCACCACTCATTGCTTTAAATCGATATACGGCCTTTTCTGTGAAGTCTGAAGCATTGACTGTGATTGTTTGGCTTGTTGATAATTGCACATCATCTTTATACCAAATAATCGAATACTTAGATGTAATATCAACACCATCATCCTTTACCAATGCAGTCAAATTAGTTAAATCTGAATCTTCCTTAAATAGAACTCCATTTGAAGATACGATTGAGCCTTCATAAACTTTCTTTAACTCAATCATCTTGTTCATTTCACTGATCAGAGCCGAACTAATCTGCGATTGCTTTTCTTCAAAGTTATCAAAGATTGTCTTGCACTTTTCTGAATCAGTGAAACAAATCTCTTGTTCTGTGATTCGTGCTTCTAAATATAAAGTAGGACTATACTCTGCATCTTCGATCGTGAACGTATCACCGATATCCGCATCAATATATGCATCTACATCATATGTAACTTTAGGAACACAATTCTTTTTCAATTGAGCTAGTGCTTGACCGTATAATGTCTCAACATTTTCAGTTTCATAAGACCAAATTTGCACTGCGTACATATCATTTGAATTATTCGTAAGTAAAGTTGAAGGAAATCTATCTCTTGCTTGAGGTGCTAGTATATTATTTCCATTAACTTTATACAAAACATTTCCGTTTGAATCATTTACAACTCGACCACTGATTGAGTTAAGTTGTAATCCATTTGTTCCTGTAGGTCTGATTGCAGTGTATAGCTCAGTAATATCACTTGTTTTAATGATTCCATACACATCATTTGGATATCTCAGTATTGTACTGCGCTTGTCACTTCCCATTCCTTGAATGGAATCTGAATGTGCTCTGTAAATATTCAACACAAAATTCTTCAAAGAATAATCATCATTCAATTGAGTTACGAACTCTAATTCTGCATCAAATACATTTGCAATTGAATACAATCGAGCTAGTACAGTATCGCTACCAGTCCACTCATGCGTGATACGTTTATCTGATACTTCATTCTTGCCAATTACGAACGATTTCTCAAATCCATACGCATTTACATATTCTGCAAATGACATAGCCCTAGGAGCTTTATATGCATCTACATATTCATTCGTTAATTCAAGGCAAAGACCGTAGGCGGTAACAGTTGTTGTGTCACCACCTTTTTCAACATTCATGATTGTTAAATAATAGCCTTTGTTTTTTCTTGTAAAGCTAAGCCTATTTCCTTCAACTAAAAAGACTGCATCATCATGTGCAGTTAATGTAGTGAATTCAAATGTATATGCTGAGCCTTTCAAATATGTATGCAATGTTTCATCAAAGTAATGCATTGCGCTAGGTACTGTATTGTCTAAAAAAGCTAGAACCTTATCGTAAGGAGTTAATATTGCTATTCTTATTTGTTCCATTATAACCATGCCTCCCTAATTCTAGCTTTTATAGTTGGTTTTGATTTTGACCAACTTGAACACGTAAGCTTCACTTCTGTTGTTCCTACTGGTGCTTTAAAATATTTAGTTCCTAGCACCTCATCTTGAGACCTAGCCATTCCATTCACATAAACGTGAGATGATTTTCCGTCAATAGTGATTTTAGTTCCACTTGGATATCTGTTAGGGATATCTCTCCATTTTGATACATTGTTCTTTGTAAAGTTTATTACATCAAACCCCATCATGCCCATCAATTGGTTTCCACCTCTATCACCCCATTGTTTAAATGCAACCTGAATCTTGGTGCACTTCATGTTTACAATCTCTGGAATGTAGTAGTCGTGATATCCTCCCCAGTAGAAGAAGCGAATGTTTCCTCCCTCTTTTAGAATATCGCAATGACCCCAGTCCCAATACCATGGATTTTGCGTGTGTAAATGTGAAGTAGTGTATGAGAACTCTCTTAGCATTTTACCATTCGCCCAAAACTCATAATGTCCTGTATTACCTACTGTATCTGTCTTGTACCAGTTACAACCGCAAATCAATTTATTATCTGCTGTTAAGAAGTTGATACACATTTCACCAGTTTGACCCATCAAACTCGCATAGAATATCAAATGAAAATAACAATAGAAGTTCTGAGATCCACTTGAATCTCCATTTGAATCTGCAGGTATTACCAATGTTCTTAATCCACCACTAGCATTTCCTTTTTTTGCTCCAACCGTTCCAAAACCTAGAAAGTTTTGACCAAACCAACTTTTTTTTGCACAAGTTCCATTAGCACCAAATTGTGGATGCATTACATCTGTACCGCTTGTATCATCCGCACAATTATAAAAATTGTTGATATTAACTAAATGTTCACTCTGTTGATATGATTCAGAATCTAATTCTTCAATCTTTCCATATTGCATGACACCTTCAGTTGATACGATACCAATATATCCGGTTTCAGATGTTGTCTGAACCTCATAATCAATACTTACAGGTACAGTTCCTTCATTGACAATGTTCAACACTCCATCAGTAGCAGTAAATTCTTTTTCTGTGGATGAATATTTCCTAGGGTCTGAGCAATAGATTTCGATTTCACCGATCACGTTATTACTTCCACCATCAACTTGTGTATTAGATGTCTTAGTTCCAATGAAATACCTGTCACTTTCATCATTAAAAATGACTTTTACTTGCTCACCACTCAACAATTTATTCATCTTGTTGTAAGCTTCTCGAAATTCTCTGCTTCCTCTAGCTCTCAACTGGTACCTAACAGTAATCGTTCTTGCAGGAGTTGTTTTATATCTGTAATAAGAACCATCCATTCCATCAATTTCAGTATGTTTTACTTCTGATTCCATCAACTCACGTCCTGTTACAGAAAGTGTACGATATCCATCTATTTCATTTTCTAAATATACGCCATTATATGACATGGCTTCTGTCGGTAGGTTAGTACCGACGATGCCACTATTTATTGTATTTACGAATGGATACATTATCTGTTACCTCGCAATCTCTCATTGAATTTTGAATGTCTGTTAATCTCATTCTGATTTGCTCTGTATGTTGCACGTGCGAATTCACGATCATTAATGTAAAGTGGCGTTTCGACTGTTAATTGAGCGTTGCTAGTGTAATCGTATTCTGCGTTCATATCACTCACAATGCCTCCAAAAGCCATTTTAGGAGCACTCATCATAGGAAGATAGAATAAATCCTCTGAAGCTCTTTTTGCGTCAGAATACATAGATTTAATACCTAGAACAAAACCTTTGCCAATCCACATACCATCTTTCTTAGTAACTTTAGAAGGTGATCCAATTTTAGCCTTTGCTTGAATTGCAGCATCTGCAGCTGCTGCTAAACTAGCGGCCGCAGCTCTAACAGAACCTTCACTAGCTCTTAAGCCATTCGCCAATCCTTGACCAATCATCTGACCACAATATTGTGCTTTTGACTGGCACGCATTGAATGCACTGATAATGTTATTGCATGAAGATCGTGCTATTGACACACTTTTTGATAAGCTTCCTTTAAGTCCTGATGTAAACTTAGTGCCCATTGCAGTTCCTGAAGTTGAAGCCCTAGCTTCTGCTGCAGACATTGCACTGATAATGTTATTGCATGAGTTTGTCACTGTAGCTGACGTACTGGCAAATGTAGTACCTACCATACCAATAGCAGTTACAAGGGCCATCATCTGAGTACCAGCGCTTCCTATGCCTACAGAAGCTGCAGATATAGCTCCTATACCGGTTGCAACTGCAGCTAAGCTAGCTCCCATATCAAACAAATTTAAACCAGTAATAATCTGAATGCCTTTAGCTAATTCTTTGAATCCTTTGCCAGCATTCAAAGCAGATTGTCCAATAGATTTAATCACTCCTGAAACTGAGTTTAAGATTCCACTTACTGTTTCTCCAAACGATGTAATTACACCACTGATACCTTCAAACACTTCTTTGATAACAGGTCCAAACGCAGAAACAGCATCTGCAACACCCTGAAGAACCATTTGTAAACCTTCACCTTGCGACCCAACCAATGCCATAGCAGCACCTGTTGCAAGAATAGCCACTGCCAACGCAAGCCATGTAGTAGGTGGCACCATTGCGATTGCAGTTCCTAATCCTGTAAATGCAGTTGCTAAACCTTGTCCAATGCCTTGTGCTACCGTACTGATTGCAGTACCAAACGATTCAATAACCGTGCCGACTCCTTCCAAAGCCGATTTAATGCCTTGTCCGATACCTTGAAAAGCAGTACTAATTGCTTCTCCTAGACCTGTTATAATTCCTTTTACACCTTCACATACCGAAGTAATAACATTTGAAATTCCTTCAAATGCAGAATTAATAATCTGAGCTGCTTTAGATGTTTTCTGAGCAGTTCGCATTGTTGCATCACCAATACCGTCACTTGGAGTACCATTTTGTGGTAATTGTCCAGGTATTTCTTGAGTTGGTTTTTCTCCTAATCCTCTGATTTTGTCAATAATTGATTTTAACTTTGAATATCCACCTTTAGCCGTGCCAACGACACCACTAATCATACTAGATACTTTGCTACCGACTTTGATTGCAACAAATGCTCCTGCCAATAATTTGACTGCACTTGCAAATCTCTTAACATCTTCCGTTTTAAGATTTGCTATGAAATCTGCAATTTTGCCAGTTACTTCTTCTACTTTTGCAATGATATTTCCAATGTCTTGTCCTAACTGCTCAAAGACTTTACTGTCTTGCAACTTATCCATTACATTTCCAATAGCATCTTTGACTTTGTCGAACAATGTAATTGCGTTTTGTACTGCATCTGTCTTCATAAATCCATCATAGAATTGTTGGACCATAGCTTTAGCATTGTTTGCTCTATCCGCAAGCCAATCCATAGCCTTTGATACATTCTCCAAGACTCCAGGCTTGAAGTCCCATGTCAAACCATCATCCTTGGATTCCATGATTGAATTTCTGAAATCATAGATTTTAGATTTAATCTTTTCTAGATTATCAACTAATCCACCCATGGCTTTCGATTTCATCATGTTGTTCATAGCAGACAAGAACCCTTGTTCTAAGTTTTGTACTGCACTCTTGATGTTAGTCATAGAAGTTTTAACACCTTTAGAAGCTTCTAATGCAGTTTCTGCAAATCCACCGGTTTCAGTATCACATTCAATCATTGCATCATTAAACTGATCAAATGTAATCGTTCCATTCTTTAATGCATCATACAATTCATTTGCATTACCACTTGCAATACCTAGTTTCTTAGATACTTTAGTTAATGCTGGAGCTATTGTTTCCTGTAAGGTTCTCCATGATTCCATATCAACTGTACCTTTAGCAAGCATCTGTGAATACTGTTGTAAACCACGTGATGCATCTTCTGAACTAGATCCACTTGCTAAAAACGCATGGTTTAATGCGATTGTAGTATCAGTTGCCTTATCAATATTACTTGTAACGGCAGACAACGACTTAGATGTTGTAACAACATCTGCCAAGTTTGTTGGTAAGCCTTGTACTGACTGATTTAACTTTGCAACACTCTTTTGAGATTGTTCAATTGAAAACCCCAAAGACTTCATAACTTTTGGATAGGATTGCATGGTATCAAATCTATTAATAGCACCATCAAAGGATGAGCTAAAAACGTTCATCGTTGCACCAATAGCTTTAGTTATGCCGACACCAGCTACAATAGATTTAACTCTATCACTAAACGACTGGCACGCTCCTATAGCTTTGTTCATGGTTGAGGTCATATTCTTATCGGTTGCCGTTAGTATGGCTTCAACACTAAAACTTTCTGCCATTGTTATCCCTCCTTTTTATTTATGAACTCTGCCAACTTATCAAACTTGCTTCGTTTCTTTATCCCCATGACACGATCCAACTCTTTCTGATAGTCAAAGAACTTGCTGAATTTCGTGTATACCATTCTCTGTTTCTTGCCCACTTGCTTTTTAGCCTGTGCAGTCATATTTAGGTATGCTTGCAAATGCAGATAATACTGATCATCTACCATTTGTAGCTCTTTAGCCTTCATTAAAAGACGATATTCATAAGGGGTAAGATTATTTACCTGATCTAGATTTTTGAAGTCTAAGTATCTAAAACAAGTCAAAGCGACACGTTCATACATTTCATCAAATGTTTCGTCTATTTCTTCTCTTCTTCCTGCATGCTCGTCATCAGTGATTTCACTTCTTTCTTGCACGCATTCGCTTGAGATAAAAAATTGATTACGTCCTCAAAAACTTTGTCGATATCTTCTACATCTTCTAAATATCTTTCAATGTCTGCTTTCTTTAAACGTGGTGTTTGTCCAATATTCATACAGAAGATACAATCGACTAATGCATCAATATCTCCATCCATGATGCTTGCGACCATAAATTTCAAACCTACTTCTTTTTTGTTTTTAGTGTTTGGTACATCCACAGTCACTCTTTTATTTACTTCATGTAAGAATCCGAACCCTGCTACTAGCTGATAAATTTCTCCATTTACCTCAATTTCCATGCTTTTACTCATTTAAAGTCCTCACTTTCTAAATACAAATATAAAAGGGGCTTTTCTGCCCCTTGTGTTCTATACGCTTGTTCCTTCTTCTTTTGTTACATCCTTATAAACGTAAGATGCTGCTTCCTGCTGTTCTTTAGTTACTGATGCATATCCATCTGCTCCATTTCCATTCACTCCAAATGTCAAAGAAACTTCAACAACTCCTTCTGCTTCAGATGAAATTGAACACTCTGTTAAATATCCTTGGTAGTATTTAGATTTAAACTTGCCGACATTTTCTGTAGTGCCTTCTTCTGCTAGGTTTACTTCCCAACATTCGACCAACTTATCTGCCAACATAGCTTTTTCTAATTTGTCGATAATTGCATCACCTTTTGCTAAAACAGATGTTGATGTAATTTCAATTTCTGCCACTGATGGTGTACGAATAGTTCCGTCTTTTGTTGCAGTCGTATCTGCATCTTTAGTCACGTTTCGCTCGTTTTCTGTTGGGAATGCAATTGCACTAGCACCTTCTTTTTTTGAATCTTCTGCAACTCTGAAAAGATAGATCAACTGTTTACCTGCAACTGATTCTTTCATTGCTTCTGCGAACATTTGTAAATCAAATTTCATTATTTTATTCCTCCTGTAATTCTAAAATCCAACTCTAAAACACCATGCATCAATGGTGCTCCTGTACTTGAATCCGATAATATCCGTTGGTTGACATTTTGGATCATAAAAGCAAAGTTGTTTGTGTGGTTGATTTGTCTAGCCACTTTCTTAATGGTTTGCATAATTTCAGACAATTCTCCACGCTTCCTAGGATTGTTGTGCCAAACATCCACAACTTGCGTGATATTGCCTAAAATCATTGTTTTATTCCCATAATCGTCCACTAGTTGACTTGAACCAATGTATACATATGGATATGGTGTCCCTTCACTTGGAAGAAACGTATCGTATACATTAATACCTTTACTTTTTAACGCTTTTTCTAATTGCACTTTTAGTGCAGTGAATAATTCCTGCTGTGAATCCATTGCATCACCTACTTAACTAGTTTCTTCATATCCGATTTAAAGATTGGTACTTGTTGTTTGAATGCAGGTCTAACAAAAGGTTGTGCGTCCATAAAACGTGTTCCAACTTCAACATAAGGTGCATAATGTGTTGATGGTCCTTCTGCATATGTGAATCCGCCATCACGTGTTTCACCTCTGATGCTTCTTTTGGTTGCTCCTGTTGAATACCCTTTTGTAAATACTGCATTTTTAACTGTTTTATTTTGCATATCCATTCCATTCTTCAAAACAACTGTTTTCACATCTTCCAAAGAACAATTCTTTTTGAGTTTCTTCTGCAGTTTATCTAATCCTCTTATTTCAACTTTTGCCATATTTATTGCACCTCAGACAGAATAAAAGACTCCTTTGTTCGGAGTTTTCGTGAGTAATCAACTTTGTATTTCTTCGCACCGATTCGAATATGATCAAAAGGTTTTTCATAAATATTCTGAATATGACAAGTAAGGCTTCCTTGTCTGATTTGCCCGTATACCTGCATCATAGTTTCAGTTCTTGTATCCATTACGGAAGCCATTACCACTTCTTCTACAAGCGAATCATCTTCATAGTTACCTGTATTCTCGTTATAAGAACCTTGCACAAATCTTTGAAAGTAAATAGGTTTATCGTACCTCATAAAAATCGTACCTTTCCTTTATTTTGATTGGCTTGCTCATCTCTCCAGGATTGAATCTCAGAAGAGAAAGAAGAGAAGTCATCATCATTAAATGACATTGACTCCCCTTCTACTGAATGTGTTTGAACACCCTCAGAACCAATCCTATTAAAGCGTTTGATGGACACTTCAGTAATGATATATTCTAGTTCATCCGGTATGATTTTGACGCTTAGAAGCGCTTTAAGTCGACCCTCCGTAAGTCTTACAATGGTCTCTAGCTTTTCATCATCAGTTTGCAAACCAAGAAGCAGTTTTACATCATTTAATACGATTGTTGTCGACATCTTTAATCACTTATGCTTTTAAATCAACAACTACATCGCCTTTTGATACTGCTTTGTAGTTTCTGTCACATTCAACTACTGTACAATGATTAGATTCTTCTGCTTTGATATCTGCTCCTTCTTCGAAGTTCTTCCAAGATTTTACATCTGCACCATATGCCACTGTTTCTTCAGAAGCTCCTACCTTGAATTTGAATTTGTTATTCGTAGATTGCAACTGTTCTGCAACTGTTACTTTTGTAGTTCCTGTTTCTTCGCCTTTAGAAGCCGTTAATGTTAAATTACGCAATGTCTGAGTATCAGAACCACCTACTGCAAAGTGTGCAATTGCATCTTGGTATTCACACATTAAACGTAATCCCATGATTGCGAACATATCGGAAATAGCACGATCATAGTTTCCTTCTACATGGAATCCTAAGAAGCCAGTAGTACTGTCAGTAGTATATGAAAGTCCTGCTTTTACAAATTCAGAATCACTTGGATCTACATAATATGCAATGATGTTGTTCATTGGAGTAGCCACTACTGTTTTTTCTGCAACTCGGTCTGTTAAGAATACAATATCTGCTCCTAAGAAGTTCTTAATGTATGTTAAACCGAATGCAGTCTGCATAGATACATTAGCTTCTCCTAAATAGCGATAGGCATCCAAAGTATTTACAAATACAACAATACCTGTAGTATTTCGTTTCATTTGTTGGAATTTGTGTTTAACATTACCGATTGCCATTGCGATAGCCAATTGCCAAGTAGCTTCATGTCCTACTAAGCTGCCTGAATTCAACTGTTTATATAAGCGATCAGTGATGTTATCTTGCAAATCAATACGGAACTGTTCGTCAGTATCAGATACTGCAGCTTCATATCCTTTCTCTGCAATTGCTTCAATAGAAACGGCTTTACGGAATTTCTCAATTTGAATTGTATCAAAAACTTCTTCTGTAACTTTATATTCACTTAATGGAATTGATTCGCCTTCTGCTACATGTCCGTCCTGTAATGTTCCTGTTACTTTCTTTGTTTTTAAAACCGAACCGTTTGCTTTACGGATTGGACGAATGATTCCTAATACATCCAATAAAGCTTGGATGTTCTTTCCAAAACTAGTAACAAAATCAATTTCATGTGCTCTAACCTGGATGTTATCTGCTACCGTTAATCCTGTAGGTGCTGCAAACATTTGCAAGTTCATACCTTTATAATTTTTTTTCATATGTTAGTTCTCCTTTTTCTATTACTGGAATAAATCCATATTTTCCGCAATCATGCGTTGTCTTTCCATTGGATCAGTGATATTCAAGATTGATTCACGAGTTACCCCTTTGTTTGAACCACCACGTTTTGGACCGTTGCCTTTCAGTTTTTCTTTAACTGCTTTTTCTACTTCAGATTCAAACATCTTAACAAATGCATCAACCGCTTTCTTTGTTTTATCTGCATCTTTATTAACTAGAGCAGATAAAAGGTCATCTCCAACATTAATATCATGCTCTGCGCACATTTTACGTGCTTCATTTGTCATTTCTGCAATTGCATTTTTTGCTTTCAATTCATCTAACTCTTTTTGCACTTTGTCACGTTCTGCTTCTGCTCGTTCTTGTGCATTCATTTCTGCTAAGCGCTTAGCTTCTGCTTTTTCTTTTTCTTGATCTGCTTTCCAACGTGCAAACCTTTTATCAAGAATCGCATTCAAATCTTTATCTGAATACTTCTTTTCAGGTGCTTTGTTTTTTTCTTGGTTATCTTGTCCCTCAGTTGATTGAGTCTGAGTTGATTGAGTGTTTTCTGTTCCTGTACTCTCATTCTCACCTGAAGATCCATCTGCAAAAAGTTGTAAGCAAAAAGGTAGTCTGTCATTGAATTTTTTCATAAGTAAATTTCCTCCTATTTTTCTGACTTTGCTTGTCATTTCCCATATCTTTTTAAGGCTTAAATGCTTGGCCTGTAACCCATACAGTTTAACGACGTGAATGCTTGGTCTTGTTTGGTAGTGTGGATATGTAGGCTTTATAAGTCTTGGCTTTTCCACAAAAAATGCACCGTTGATTACGTACTTCAACGATGCACTCTAGCCATTGGTCAAAATAAACCTTTTCGACACGCTCCAAATATTTGTGATTACACATCTCTTAGATCCACGTATTCCGGATACGCTTCTTCTGTGCCTTTGCATCCTATTCTGAAGAAATTAATTGCTAATTCTCCAGCAAGGTCCAAACCCGAGATATACAACGTCTTGCTATCTTTATCAGGTTCGTAATATCTGCAAAGTGCATCGGATGTTTCGTCGATTGAATTGGCCAATGTCAAAAATAGTACTGAGATAGCGCTGCAGACGATATCTTTTCCTATCGGAGCGTAACGAGCATGGCCATGTACTTCAATCAGGCAATCACTTTCTGTCTGTTTTATTTTAATTTTTATCACATAGTATCACTCCCTTGCATAATAAAAGGCCACTCGTTTGAGTGACCTAACTATTTAGAATCCTGGAATAATGTCTTTGACATCCTTTAGAGTATTCTTAACTTTTTGAAGCATAGAATTTTCAAATAAATATTCAATTCCCTTCGGAGTGATAATCATATTTGTTAAATCACCCCAAATGATGCCGTCTTTTGTGTTTTCAGGGTTAATTCCAACAATATAACCATCCCTTAACAATCCAATAATTATATATTGCCAATAATTTTCTGGTATAGAATATTCATCATTTGTTAAACGTCTTCTATCTGGCTTTTCGCCTTTTTTCAAGCAATCATATAAGTACTTAAGTACCTGATATACAATTACAAAATAATCATCTCTTGCCATGGTACATCTCCTTTTTCTACAGAATAACACCTAGCAAAGAAGATAGCACGACATTAAAAGAATCTTTTACAAATTCAGATGCTTTTTTCATGCCGCTGTTTTCTTCCAAAAAGATAACACCTTCATAGGTAATCTTGAATGGCGGATCGTTTTCTATATAAAGTTTAACATCCTTATACTTGTTCTCATATACCTTGAATCCTTTGATGTAGCCATGGGTTACTAATGTGTAAATAACTTCCAACCAATAGCTTTTAGGAACATCAAACAGTTCCGAGCTATAAGAAAAGTCTTCTAGCCTTGCTTCTTTACCAAGTTTCATACATTCATATAAATACTTTAAAATCTTGTACATCAATACTTGCATATCGTTACTAGCCATTTTTATTACCATATCTTTCTTTACCTAGTTTTCATTCTCTTCAAGATTTTCTGGAATATCAGGCAAATCCGCAAATGACTGATCCGGTGATAATCCCAGCCACAATTTCAATTGTCTTTCTTGTTCTTCTTCAGACCCATCTAACACGTTAGTATTTAGCTTTTCATCCATTCTATCAGTCCTTTCTTAGATGCTTCTTTTAGAGTTTGACTAATTACTTTATCATAGTCAATTTCGCCTTTATTAGAAGTATATTTTTTTATATTTCGTCGTACTAGGGTTTTAAATTTACCCTTATCAAAGTTTGCCTTATCTAGTAATTCTATATTACCATTATTTTTTACAATAGTTAATAGCTGAACGTCCTCATTCTCATAGAAAAAAAGCAAGTCGTTTATAGAATAACTATTATTTCTTGGATGATTGTGCGCTACATAAGTCTTAGGTGAAATACTTACACTTGAAAAGATCAATTTATCATCAGAACCATATTTTGTTTCTTTTGGCTTAAAGTCAGGAGTCATTTTATACCCTACTTCATTTGATTGGTTGTGAACTCTAGATTCTTCCAATAATCGCTTGTGAATCGCTTGTAATTTTTTAGCCTCTTTTTCAGTAAGTCTAGCAAGCTTCATAAGTGGGACTCTATTTATAGCAGATTCGGTTATTACTGTGATTGGTCCTTTTTTATTTTCATGCAAAGCCTGTTTTTCTTTCCACTCATCAAACCTTAGACTATGCTCTCCATTTGCTAATCCATTTAGCCATTCGTAATATACCCCTTTATCTGAATAAGGTGCTGTACTGCAGTGACAATTCGGATGCCTTGGAGGTGCGTTTTCTCCTATTTCCATGTCTTTAAGTTTGAATGTTTTGCCATCCATTTCTTTACATAATGGGCACACATCTTTTAAGCTACATGCCACATATTCATACTCATCTATTCCGTTCGCTTCATAAGATTCTGCCTGTGCTTGTGTTTGAACTCGTGCAATTTCTGTTCGCAACAATCTTTCTGCATTGCATCTTGATACATCGAACTTTTTACGAATGAGCGGAATAAATTCTCTAGGATTCTTGCCTTGAATCAATGCATTGGATAGAACACTGGATAAACTGTTTTTTAGCTGATCTTGATTGACCCAAATTCGTTCTGAAAAGGTTGCATTCTTAAAAGATGAATCTGCTACCGTTTTGGCCATCTTAGCATTGTCAATCACTGTATCACCTAAGATAGATGCATTACGTTGAATCTCTTCTAAATATGCTCCTTCTAGCTTATCACCAGTATACGACTTCAATTCATCGTGGCCTGCCACAAGCTCTAATCCAATATTTGCTTTTAAAAGCTCCAATCGGTTGACTTTCATTGCAAGATTATAAAGTCTCATCTGTTCATTGGCTTCATCTGAAAAGTTCTTTTCCTTTACATACTTTTTAGCTTTTCTTTGAAATGCTTTGATATCTATGTTTGAAACTCTTTTTTTAGCTTCTGCCATAGTGATGTTTTCTTTATTTGCATAGCGACTAAAAAAGGATTCGATTTCCTTTTCAACCGAATCCATCATATTTGCATATATTTCTTGTATCTCATCCGCATATTGCTTTTCATCTTTTAAGCGTTTCTTTTTCCATTCAAGCTCACGATCTCGCCAATATGTTTTACTGCTCATCGTTTTGTGAATCCTCATTATTTTGGAAGATTCGGTTTTCAGTTTCTACCATATCATTCTCATCTTCCTTTTTGATACGCTCCATTTCGGCATTTGTATCCTCAACTGCCGAGATAAACGACAACTGGGTTTCATGTGATACGATTCCTGATAATTGTGCAGCAGTCTGTGCTTCTTCTAATAAGTTTGCAGGATAATTTTGTGTAAACTTGTATTCAACATCAAGCCAGTCGTTTTCAGAACGATGTGTGACTGCATTACTAAATAAAACTCGATATCTACGATTCATTCCAGATGTGAACTTTCGCTCTTTCGCTTTTGCCAGGTTTGACATAGAAAGAAGTTTATATCTCAATGCAATGCCTGATGTCGTTCCAAAGTTCTCATCATTGATATTGGCCACCATTGAGTTTTGGAAGATTAATCGCTCTAATCTGTTGATTAGATTTTCCTGTGTTGCATCTGCATTAGGTTTTGACATAAAATCAACTACAATTCCATCACCACTTCCATCCATTGACTCAAAGTTAATTGTTCGATTATCTCGAATGTGTACCAAATCTGACTCTTCTAATTTTGGACCTAGGATCTTTAAATAGGCATCTGCAAAGTAATCAACATCATTTGCTTTTTCTGACATTGCCTTGTTATAGGCATTAATCAAACTGTATGTTGATTCAAAAATAGACATACGTTCTTCATTTTCAATAAATTCAGTAGCCGGAATATCATTGAATCCATGCTCTACACCATTAAATACATGAAGACCGCCTTTATCGTTGAACTCATACTTATATGTTTTGTCATAGATATACCCACGCATAACTTCATCTACAATCTGATAAGTTACGAAATATCTAGGTTTCTGTACTGTTGATTCATCATAAACCATGAACCCTTCTCTTGGATCTAAATAAGTGATACCTAAATTTCCATAATCATCATTGAAATACAATTCATATCCTTTGCCAAAAACACTACAAATCTTAGATAGTTCTGCATTGTTATCATCTTGATCGTTGTATTTATCTAGCAAGTTGATATAATCATCAATTTCTTTCTTCTTAGATGATACTTTGATTGGAACCCCAATAAAAAAACCGTTGAATGTATCAACAATGTATTTTGCAAAGTTGACCACAACACGGTTATCGGGTTTATAAGCTTCTTTATCGGCTTGATGCAAGATCGGATAATCTCCAATATAGGCATCATAAAGCTTTTTATATCTGTTTGTTATTAATGCTTTATGACTTGTTATCAATCCATTCAACACTTCAATGTTAAGGATATCTTTGTCGTCAGATAGCTTAAATATCGTATCCGGTTTAATAATGTATGCGTTCATTAAATACCTCCTTTAAATGTCCTTACTTTAACTCGACCAAATGCATATTTTTCAACTGCATATCGCATTGCATCCATCAAGTGGTTGAAATCATCAATTGGTCGATTTATTTTGTTTCCTAATCTATCTTCATCCCATGTATAGTTTCCTATTTCGGTTATGAAATTAACACATCTAGGATGAATGATAATTTCAAAATCTTGAATATATTGAATCCCATGCATAATGGAATCTTTTCCTTTTTGTGACTTTTCAACACGAAGGCCATACCCTCTAAGCTCATCAATCGACTTAGGCTCTGCACAGTCTGCCGTGTAAGACTTCTTTTGATAATGTGAGCTTTCAATCTCCTCATAAAGTCTTTTGTTGGAAAGGCCTTTTTTATACACCTCATCCCAAACATAGAGCTTTTTATGTTCTGTATCAATGAAACCTATAAAAACTGCAGCAGGATCATTTGTATAACCGAAGTCAATACCATTTACAGATTCACAGTCAATAACCTGATCTAGTGTAAATTCTTCTTCTTTCCAATTCTCATAAACCAATCCATCAACGATACCCCAATTTCCTAATCCTGCAACTTGATATCGTCTAGGATTGTTCTTCTTCATATTTTCAAACAACCTTAAATCAGCATCATCCAACCATTCATTACACTTATAATTGGTTGTGATAGCCAATATATCAGGGTCATTCTTGGCATCAAAGAATCTTTTTTTTAGCCAGTGGTGTTCATTCCATGGGTTGAATGTAATCATCCACTGTTTCCAAAGATGAGGTGGCAACTCACCACGAATTGACTCATCTAATGTATCAAAGTCTTTTTCACTTGTTATCTCATAGGATTCTTCAAGCCAGGCCCAACACAAATATCCATACTCAACAGTAATAGATGTTACTTTTAACGGATCATCAAGACCTCTGAAAAGAATCTTTTGTCCTGTTGGAAGATAAGTTGCTTCCAAAGGTGAATACTTGAATTCCCATAAGTGCTCAACTTTTAATCTTTTTGTGGCCCACTTTAAATCTGTAAAACACGAATCCTTAAGTGTTCGATAAGTCTTACGAACTACCAATGTGTTCGACTGATCGTATTTCATCATGTTGTATATGATGCGCAATGCAGTTGTTTTCGACTTCTTGGAAGCACGAGAACCTTTGCATACATCATAACGACCTCTAAATTTCCAATAGGACTTATATCCTTTTCCTACTAGTTCGGGTAACTTGATTGTTTTAGTCTTCAAGCTCATCCTCTCCTTCGAACCTAGGAACTACGATTTCTGCTTGAACCTTATCTGTAAACAATGCATATCTTTTTCCAAGCAATTCTGCAGCTTTATTTGCATCAGAAAGCTTTGCAGGAATCTCTACGATTTGAGGAACTTCTTCTTTGACTGTCTGCTTTCTTGGCTTGCCATCTCCTGTATCAACATACTCTGAATGTTCTTTTGTTAGTGTTACAACAACAGATTCTTTCATTTCTCGTCGCATTACTTTTGTGAGGTATTCCATGACTTCTTGGGCATCTGCTATCTTTTCAGAGCTTATTTTTTCAAGTTGTTCATCAATATAATCTTTAACCTTAACATTTCTTAACAATCTTGAAGCAGCAGACATTGCAGCACCATCTGACTTTACATGAGGATACGCAACTTTATATGCCCTTGTTGCATTCAAATCAATCAAATACTCGTCAACAAATAATTTCTGCTTTTCTGTCAACTTAGCCATAGAATTCCTCCTTTCTTGCATAAAAAAAGCCAAGACCTCTGTCTTGACATAATTTCTTATGATATTAGTTTACCACGGAATTCTTGTCCACTAGGGGACAAAATGCGTTATTCGTAACTTTTTACCTCAATAACTGTATAACTGATTGGATCTCCATTCTTTAATCTTACTCGCATTTTCGCATTCAATTTTGATACTAGTGGAAAGCTAATCTCTTTTTCCTTTACTTTTTTCAAAAAATCCTCATCCTCAATATCTGCATTGATTGTTTTTCCAAGGAATTTAAACTGCCATTTACTGTTTCCTAATAAATCAGGCTTCCGAACAGTTAGTACTCCTGTAGCTTCTTGTTCGGTGATATCACCATTTAGTGATTCAACATCAATAGGATTCATTGTTTTAATTAAATCTTCTTTATCCATTTCAACAGTCTTCACAGTTTTATCATCAGTAACTGCAATAGAAAAGCCTGTCCGCTCACCATCTTCTGAAATAGTTCTTGATAATTCTGATAAGCACTTTTCTATTGAGGAATCTCTTGTGTAAAGATTATATGTTCTGTTATCAATATAGGTTACATTACCAACACAAGACTTGACTATAGTATTATTCCCTTCATGAATTACTTCTGCAGGCATTTGTCCACCAAGATTTTTCTTCAGCTCAACAATACTATTAAACGATTCTAGGATAGGTGGCATCAATGGAAATAATACAGTAGCCATTTCAACAATCTGCTCTATCGTTATCATAAAGCTACCTTTTTCGATATTCTTTACTTTAAATTTGCAAAAATCATTTTCGTTTAATGACGAATCAGCAATTTTACCTAAAACCGCAACAACACAGTCTAGCGACTTAGATAATGTTTCTATATCAATGTCATTTTCGCCTTTAAACCTTAATGTAAGTGTTTCTTTTTTCATGACATACCCTCTTTTAATCAACATTATTGTACCACCTCTTCTTTTAAACACTAATACCTATATGAACATTATCAACGTCAATTAAACTAATTTTCCAATTTCTCTGCGGATATGTTTGTACATTCCGTTCTTTGTATAACCATATTTTTCTGCTACATCCCATGCATTCAGATTCCAAAAATATAGATCAAATAAAATGTTTTGGTCTTGCAAAGATAAAAGCTCAATAGCTCTGCATTCATTTAAACGTCTTCGATAATAATTTATTTCTTCCACTTTTAGAGTTTCTTCTTCCATCATCCCTAAAGGACTTGTATAAGAACCATGAAAGGTCGGCATAGGAGCACTGGATTTCTCCTGCTCCTTTGTCAACCTAATTGGATTATGGCTTAGTCCTAACATTTTATGATTAAGAACCTCAAGTTCTTCGTTCAATTCAATAATTCGATGGCAGCAATAGTTTGCCGACTTCAAATCATTTAACATTTGATTTACTTTTAATTTGTTCATTTTGTCCACCTACTTCTTCTTTGCGACAACTGACCCTCTATGCCAGGACTCTTCCCCACACTGCATTATTTAATTCAAAGAAATCTTTTTCTTGTAAGATTCTATCCTTAAAGTGAGTATGTAATCTAATACACTCATCTTGAATTAATTCATCGTGAATATCATATTCTGTTGCGCTCATCTGATTTAACTCCTGGTGTTGATAGCTTATGAATTTCAATTCCATCATCTTTAAATGATTTGCAAGTATTCCACAAAGCCATTAACATTTTTTCTAACTTATCTTGTGCTTTATCATCAACATCAATAAACCCGTCTATTTCAATATGAAATTTCTGATTATTTGTAGGAACGCATTTCGCATTTTGTAAAATTGTATAAAGAATACTTTCTTTTGCCACTGTATATCCATTTGATAAGTGTTGATGTAATTCTTTTTTGTATCCCACTTTAAATTTCCATAAAACTTTTAATTCAAGTTTCATCTTAACTAAATCATTACTCATCATTCTACATCCTCCAAGTAATCAAATTCTTTTAGCAATTCATTCTTTGTTCTTTCAAATTCTAATTCAATTTGCTTTTGTACATCAATCTTAGTTTGTTTAAACCATTTCTTTTTAAATTCAGTAACTGTTCTACGATAAGTATCCTCACTATAATCGCATGACTTCCACCACTCTAAATCGTGTAACAACTTACACAAATCTTTCATCATTTCATTTAATTGAGAATCATACATTCTATCAACATATTCATCCTCAATTCGACAATACATATAATTATAATGTCCACCGCTCATCGACTATTCTCCTTTACAAATTCAATTTGTTCTCTATCAACACAAAACCTAGCACCATCATTAAATTCGATGTCGTACAAATATCTAGTTGTGCCAACAAGCACACATATGTTTTGTTTGTGCGTAACATTACCAACTTGACCGATGTAATCTTCTTTGTGCTTACCAGTACTGCTAATCAATTCATTTTCGTATTTATCAACTAAATATAATAATCTAGCTTTCTGCATTATTTGATTACCTCATAATTATCTAAGATTTCATGAATTGGAATACTTGTACCAATGTCTTTAAAATATCCTTTTTTATACAATTCAAGCAAAGTACCGTAATTTGAAATACACTGCCGCATTCCACTGTTTTTATATGCATTTAATAAGTCACATTCAAATTGACTCAATTTGAATGTTGGCTCTTTGTATGGCTGCTTTAACCATCTAAATTTTCCTTCGATACAATCACCATTAAAGTCACATTCACTACAACCTGTGCCCAAGCACTGCGTAACTCTTCCATCAATTAGAGCAAAATCACCCATGTTTAGTTTTGACAAGTATTCAAAATAATGTTCCAAATTCGTCTCAGTCTTTTTTTCTTCTTCTAACCAACCTAATTCTTTCATTTGCTGGTGAATAGCCTTAAATTCATCAATATCAATATTTAATGAAATGAAATTGCGTTGTTTGTAAAATCTATGCAACTCAAAAATAAACGTAATTTCTTTACCACATTCTGACAAATATTGAATTGCGTTCTCACTTTTGCGACATTCATATCCCAGTGCTTCAAACATTTCTTTTGCACTCATTAAATCCACCCCAGTTCTTCTTTTTGTTTTTGAATGGCTTTCTTTACATTTTCATCAGGGATTTTTATTGCCATTCCACACGAGCAGCGACAAGTTTTTTTCTTTAAATCAAATGTGACAATTTCAATCGTCTGCCCTGTTAAATGACTAACTTTTTTGTAATAAATAGAGTGTTTAAAGTGTCCCCAGTTGTAACCTAACTCTAAAAACATGTCTTCTGCTGTCATACTTCCACCTCATCATTTGGCATTTGATATACAACTGTCACTTCTAAGTCAAATTCATTCAAGTTTCCATGAATTTCATCCATCACTCTCATAGCTTTTTCTAGGCTTGAATAAAAGCCTAATGTATAGTTATAAGTTTCTCCAATATTAAATATTTCATATTTAGAATCATCTTTTTTGCTAACAAAGATTTTATCTGCATCAATCAACAATCTTTTATCTTGACTTCTAACCCACATCTTAATACCCTTCTTTCAATCTTTGATAGTTGATTTTGTTTTTGTCACAATATGCTTTATACACATCTTCAATTGTGAATCCTAAACATAAACTTACCGCAATCAAATAGAATAATTTATTTTCATATTCTGCATTTACAATATTTGCTAACAAGCACGCTAAACCTTCTTGCTCAAAAGTATTAATTCCTTTTCCAACCATCCAATCTATATGAGTAAATCTCACATCACTAATGCTATCTGTATAACTCAACACAAAATGCCAAACATCAACCAATTCGCCTAGCACTTTGCTATTATCAACCTGTGCTTGAGTTTTCTTCCACCAACACCAATCAGCTTTTTGAGCGTGCATCAATTCTCCTAATTCGTCAAACCAAACTCTTTCATGATGGCCGAATTCAGCTCATCTTGTTTTTTTTAGCATTGTCTCAATCATACGTAGTTCTGAGTCTTTCATTACTTTTCCTCCTTGTTGTCTTTTGAGAAAATCCATTCAAGTGTTTTGGGCAGTTCTTCGTTTTGTTTTTTCTGCTCTTTCAGTAAGGCTTTATGCTTTTTTAGATCCACTCCGCCAAAATATGCATCCATATTGCTTAGGCCATACATGATCTGTTCTTCTTCAGTGAATGGAAGGTTATTCTGGTCATGTCCTTCTGGATCTAGAACGAAATCATATTCATCTGGAGTTCCGCAGCCATTCTGCAGGTTGAAGTACTGGATGTGTCCATCATCATCCAGGTACAATCTGTCGTGTTCGTTTGTTCCGACCATGTGAATGCATTTCGTGCAGTAATCTCTCACGTAGATGGCCGGCATCTTTATACAGTCAAAAATCATCATTCTCGATTTCTCCTTTAAAACTTCGCCATTCTTCGTCAGAAAGGCAAATCATTCGATGCAATCTCAAGAGCATCAACTTCGGCTTGTTGAGTCAAGCTTTGCGCATACTGCACATTCGATTGATTGTGATTCCTTGTCTGAGCTCCATACAATTGATTCTGAGTGTAATTTTGAGTGCCATAGGCATTTGTAACTCCTAGAGTGCTTTGCTCGTTAAAATCATTTCTAGGTGTCAAAAACTGTACGTTCTCTGCGACAACTTCTGTGACATAGACTTTCTGTCCTTGTTGGTTGTCGTATGAGCGTGTATTGATTCGGCCTTCAATGCCTAGCTGATTCCCTTTCTTCTGGTACAGTTGGATGTTGTCGGCCAGTTTGTTCCAGGCTACGCAGTTGATGAAATCAGCATCTTGTGTTCCGTCTTGATTCTGTCTTCGATTGACTGCCAAGGTAAACGAACAGACACTTGTTCCGTTTTGTGTCTTTCTGAGCTCTGGATCACGTGTCAATCGGCCAATCAGAACGACTCTGTTGATATCCTGCATAAGCTCACGCTTTCAATCCGCAATCATTCGCGATTGCCTGCATAGATTCGGCCATCATCTGACGCATCTTTTTCGTGTCTGCAGTAACCAAGTCGACCAGGTCGTTGAATTCTGCCATGTTGATCGTGCTCTTAAAAGCTTGATACTTTTCAACAAGCGTCGGCTCAACTTCTGGTTCTTCTTCACACACTTCTTCGTGAACCTGGTTTGACAATGGTTGTTGCAGTGGTTCTTCTTCCTGGATGGCTTCATCCATTGGAGTCTCTTCTGGTTTCGATTCAATTTCAACAACCTCCTCTTTGGCCACAACTTCGACTTTAGCTTCCGTTTGCTTTTTGGACGGTCTGCCACGCTTCTTCATGACCTTTTCCACGATATCCGATTCACGAATATTCATGCCGTTGATTCGGTATGGTGCTACGTTGTCTGTATCGTCAACGTATGCGATAAGTCCTTCTCTGTCCACTCCTGCACAGTGATAAACGACTTTATCACCAGGAGCGTATTTGAGTTCTTGTTTTTCGGTTTGTTTTTTAGTTTTCATTTTCACAGTTCTCCATTTTTGATTTTTTCCCGCAGCTGCTCTAATTCGCTTTGCAACTGCTCTTCTGACATCTGGACTGGTTGGGCATAGAATTTCTCATCCAGCTGGATTGCTTTGATTCCTGGGTTGTCTTCTTCACGTTCCGCTTTGCTCCATTTCTTCAAAAGTCCTTTCCAGTCCCTGATAGGGTCATTGCCTGTCTTCCATCCGGTGGATTCGTAGTGTTTCCAAAACTTTTTGGCATCTACGTTCAAGTTGTGTTCCTGGATGTAGTCCACGATTTCTGAAATGGACGGTTTAACAAAACAGTCAGTCCAGTCAGTCTGCACATTTTCGTTTTTTGCACTTTTTGACGCAGCCATACTATCTAACTTCTGACTACTGACTGACTTATTTCTAGACTCTAGACTCTTATCTCTAGACTCTAATCTCTTATCGGACAATGTCCTTTTTTTGTCCGGGACAATGTCCTCTACTTTGTCCTTCGATTTTTTCTCTGTTTTTGAGCTCGTTTTTCGAGTGTTTTTTGAGCCTTTTTTAGGACTCTTTTCAGACGGATTTTTCTGTTTATTTTCACGATACAATCGCTTTTTTTGTGCCCATCCGGTTTCTGATCCAATCATCGATTCATAATTTGCAATCTTCATCACATCGTTCTCAGACACTACAATCAGTCTTAAATCCTGGAATAATTCAAGGGCCGCTCTGACTGTGTCTGCGGAAAAAAACTTTGTGTCACGTGCAATTTTATCGACAGTGTATGGAACTAATATATTGCCAATTTTTGTAGCTAAAACACCATTTGTATTTGATGTCATGGTGCACAATTTTATGTATAGGGTTACGTATTTACATCCGTCTTCCTGGGATAAAAGAAAATCGATTGCGTCACTTTCGAAAAAATCAGTCTTCAACTTGATCCAATAATAAACTTTGCTATTATCCTTGATTTCCGACATATGCAATCCTTTCTATTCTTCTGATTCTTTGATTTCGTTAATAACAACCATCACACATGGTTTCTGCGCATATCTCTTGAAGACATGCAGGTCTGATACTTGCTTATCATCTTCGAAAGCCACTTTATTTAAGGAGTCCAGTACAACTTTTGCAATGTTGTCGGAATCTGGCTTCTTTTGTGGTTGGATTTCATTTGCGAGCATCTTATTTAGTTTCACTTTTGATACATTCTTAGGTGGTGAGAAATATGCGAAAATTTTCACTTCCAGGGACCCTTCCAGCATGCTTGGAGTGCCACACTGTTCCATGAAGCTTAATCGTACTAGATTCTCATATTCAACTGTTTTAGGTGGTGTATGCACACTTACATACTTACCACGATTAGAGAATCGAGGCCTTCCTTTGGACCCCGGTTCTCCTGGTACTACAAACTGATAACGCATTATTCTTTGATTTCTCCAGTTGCTGGATCTTCACCAGGCTGTTCCTGATATTCTGCATCAAAGAATTCATTTGGAACTTCTGTCATATCTTCTTCAATCGTTGTCTTGATTGATTCATCTGTATTCACCTGCTTAACGAATTCAGTTTTTAATGGTGCATATTTAAGCAGCTTCTTTAAAACTGTTTTCTTGGCCATTTCATCAAAGTTTGTTTTCCATGGTCCACTGCTATATGACTTAGAATATTTTTTCGCATGATCAAGAACATCTTCATACGACATGACCTGGAATCCTTGGCCACCATTCACTAATTTGAACGTTGCATAATAATAGATCGGCTTACCTCGATTTGTTCTTGCAGGTTTATGTTTAAGCACTGGATCCATACCTAATTCGTACTCGAATTCATCATTTTCATAAACGACTTGAGCATCAATCATCTTGACTTCGCCTGAACGATATGCCAGGTCAATCAATCCCTTGTAGCCAATCTGGAACTGACAAGCTCCACCATACGGAATCAGATAGGCTTGTCCTAACGGAGTGTTTGGCTCCAATCCTAATTGTGCTGCATTCATCATTGCAGCCAAGAATGACTGTGGAGTACATGATGCTAGCTTGGCATTATTAGATACTGCAGATAATGCGATTCGTGTGAATCGTTCTGGAGTCATTACACTAGGCAATGCCTTTGCGATTTCTCCTGACATAACAGAAATGTAATCTTTAATTGTTTGTGGCTGTTTTTTGGCCACAGTGCTTGATTGCTTCTTTGCAATCATTCCTTGTTGATTTGTTGTTGTCATATGTATTTATCCTCCTACTGTTCTTTGACTAAAAATCTTCTCATTTTCTTCTGTGTTAAGTATTGATCATAAAGTTCAGGCTCATCTTTTCTGAACTCTTTAGTATCGAATGTGTTTGATACCGATGTTTTCCATGTAACTTTGAATTTGTCAGATGTTCCAATACCAGAATCACCTAAGTAATTTTTAACTTCATTCTCATGCTTTTTCTGAATATTCTGAAGCTCCTTGATTTTATCTTTGACCATCTTCAATGCATCCAGTTCCTGCTGCAATGGAGTTAGATCCACAATGTTGTCTTCATCATTTTCTACTGGATGAAGTTCACTGATTGCTTGTGCAGTAGAATCCGAACCATCGATTGGCGGTTCAATGTCATTTTCCACACAGTTCCAGAACTCTTTCTCCTGCTCGATCAGTGCATTGACTTCATCATCGCTTCTAAGGACTTCATAGCAGTACAAGTCAACTCCTGGAATATAAATAGCTATATACCACTTAGAAAGACCCGTAACCGCCATATAATGCATACACTGTGCATAATACTGAGGTGGAATATTTCCTTTCGAATACATGTCCTTGTTGTATTCAGACGTTGTCTTGATTTCAAGACCTGCATCCTCTCCAACAACCAATCTATCAACGTTGGCCAACATGAATGGATGATCTACAGATTGAAATGAGAATCCACTCTTTCGACATTTCTTGCCAGTTTCTTCTTCCCAACGTCTGGCCACATAGGCTTCCGCATCTCTACCAAATCGCATACGCTCATTGTCAATGTTCTTATGGATTCGGCCAGTCTTTTCACACCATAGTGCATAAGCCGATTTGTATTTGTTCATGCCTAGAACAGAACCGGCATCCGATCCACCGATTCCTTTTAGACGATTGTCCAGCCACTCTTCATGAGTAGCTGGTAACTTATGTTTGATTACTTTATTCATCTTCATTTGATTCATCCTCTTTTTCTTCTTCTGGTTCACCTGAATCATCAATGTAACGATTGTCGTTCCATTCTCTCCAGTCATCGATATCCTTAAAGAATGGCATTGCTATTCCTCCTTAAATGGTGGATGCTCCGCTAGAAATCTGTCCGTTTCGCCATCGTAACATTCTGCACATACCGCATATCCAAATCCATATGCAGTATGTACTTCTCTCGATGTGTACATCTCACCGAATCTGAATATTCTTCCACATTGTGCACATGGCACCATCTTTTCCATGTCTTCTTCATATGTTCTGCATTCATCAGGAAGAAGAACATCTTCATACTTATGCAGCTTTGTATTGTACTTTCCCGCTCTAATGGACATAGCACTTACCTCTTTTATTTGCGTTGTTGATATCGCAATAACTTCTGATAACTTGTCATTCATTGCATTATATTTTTTCGACTCATCATCGAATTCATTCCCACTTTTTTCCAATACAAATTGTTTCATTTTTGATTTTCTCCTTATACTCAAACCCTGCAACCTAGGTACTGCAATCTGCTAATTATTTATGCCCAAATT